CACTGATAGTAACGGCGGTGTGTTTGATAATTGCGTCTTTGACGGCAATGCAGCAATGACGGTAAACAAGGCATGCTTGGCATTCCAAGTGAATGCAACGGATGATTCTTATACGGCGTCTGAGAACGTTGTGCAGAACAGTCTAATCCGCGGATCTGCTGCAATTGGTATGCGCTTCCAAGCTGCTGCTGCTCCTATCGGTGTAGGCACGACGCATAATGTGGTCGCTAACAACCGTTTTGTTGACATTACTGGCGCTGACATTAAGTCTGTAACGGCTACCTCGGCGACTTATACGTTCCAAACGACGCAAGTCTCTGGCAATCAGTTTATGGACTTTAACAAAGCCCTTTATCTGAAGCTTGATGCTCAATCGTCTGATAATGGTCTTGTTTCGGGTAACTTCTTTGCTAGTGACACGGCATTGGCTATAACGTCAATTGACCTGAGCGGTACTTCTATTGCGTTTGCGGGTAATTTTGCTTCGGCAGGTATTGTTGACGGCACCGGCTTCAACGCCTAAGGAGTAGACCATGCCCCAGTTCGATGATGATTTGTTCCTCGGGACTGCGGTTACTGAGATGGGGATGTCGCTTGGCGACCCCTCCCCTATGTCAGCAGGTGTTGGGCCGCTTGGCCGGATCTATGTATGGGATACAGTCCCGGCCGCGGCGGTTATCAACAACCTGGCAACTGCACAAACCCCTGCGGGTGCTGGTGCGATAACTTTAACTGCGGGTACAAGTGTCACGCTGTTTCGTGTCACTAACTTTCAGAATGGTTATCGGCTAGATGTCCCGCGTGCTGTAAGTGTTAGTACTGGGTCAGGTACGCCGACCTCACGTATCTTCACCGTTGTTGGCTTTGACATTTATGGCCAGGCTATGACGGAGACGATTACATCGAGCGCGGTTGCCTCAACTACGGTGAACGGCAAGAAGGCCTTTTCTGTTATTACGGGCGTTACGGTAAGCGGCGGCACTGTCGTTGCGATTACTGTAGGCACGTCTGACGTAATTGGCATTCCTGTGCGTGTCTCTAACGCTGGCTATGTTGGCAGCGTAAAGTGGGATAACACATTAGCCGAGGATACCGGTACTTTTGTCGCCGCCGATAGCACAACTGCAACAGCAGCCACTGGCGATGTTCGGGGGACTTATGACCCCTCGTCAGCCTGTGACGGCACCAAGCGCCTTGTAATGGGCGTCTTGTTGTCTGCAATCGCAGTTGGCCCCAATGCAACGCGTGCTGGCGCCCTTGGCGTCACTCAAGCCTAATAGGAGATGGAAATGGGTCAATTTAAACCAATGGTCAAGATGATGACCACGGAACCGACCGTTGAGCTCAAGCTCAAAAAAGGTGGTTCAGTAGAGAAGAAGATGCAAATGGGCGGGACTCCCTCTGTGGATGCTCCGCGTATGCCTACTCGTGGCGGCATGCCTTCTGGCGCTGCTATGCCAGGTACGGCGCCGATGAAGCCGTCAATGGCGGCTCGTCGTCGTGCGATGATGGCTCGACCAGGCGGTGCTGCTCCTGCGGCTCCAATCGGCCGTGCTGCTGCTATGATGAAAAAAGGTGGCGAGGCGCATGAAGATGCAGCTCAAGACCGCGCAATGATCAAAAAGGCGATGTCCGGTAAGAAGTTTGCTACTGGCGGCGTCGTGATGGGTCAAGGCGGCTACGCTACCGGCGGCATCATCAAGTCCGAAATGGGCAAAAGTAAGATAACGACGGCTCACCCTAACCATTCGCCTGCAAAAACAGGTGAAGTAAAGATGGGTAACGGCGGTGGTTATAAGCACGGTGGTGGCGTAAAGATGTACGCTAAGGGTGGTGGCGTTAACGGCAACGTTAGCACGACCCCTCCTGGCGTAAGCGGCACTACAACTGGTAGCGTCAAAAAAGGTAATGCTGGCGGCTACAAGACTGGTGGTGCAACAAAAAAGTTTGCTGACGGTGGGGCTGTCCAAAGCGATGGTCGTGCCGTCAAGATGCCACAAGGTAATAAGCGCCCTTCGGCGCCTGTAAGCATTAACCAACTGTCCGGTACCTTTAAAAAGGGCGGCAGTGTTAAGAAGTTTTCTACAGGCGGCTTAGGCGAAACTGAGAAGCGCTTGCTTCGTGAGGCTCAAGAGGAAAAGCTAGATCGTAAGGGTCGTGAGGCGTTTGAGAATGTGCCAAAGGTCCAGAAGGAACTCGACGAGGCAATGAATCCTATGAGCATGATGAAGGAAATGGCCGATAAAGTTAAGAAGTTGTTTACCGGCTCTGAGGTGCCTAAGGGTTCTGTTACCAAGACTGAGAAGTCAGTAACGGTCGCCCCAGGCAAAAAGCGTGGCGGTGCTTGCTAAATAAGGTGGGGGCTTCGGCCCCTACTTTTAATTGGAGATTTCAATGTCAACATTGACAAATGTATTTGCAGAACACGCTGATGCTACGGGTACTATTTATGCCGGGGCAGCAAACCTTGCCGGGTATCAACTTGCTTCTGGCGGCACTGCTGGCGAGATTGTTTTCCGTGATGGTGGATCAGGCGGGACAGAGCGTTTGCGAGTAAATATCACAGTTAATACTGCTGTAATCTCAACGTTAATCCCCGGTAATGGAATTCGATTCACAACTAACATTCATGTCACGCTGCCAGCTAATTCGTCTGTTACTATTTTCTGTGGCTGATCATGCCAGCCAAATCCAAGTCACAGTTTCGGTTAATGCAGGCTGTTGCGCATAATCCTAAGATTGCGAAGAAGGTTGGCATTCCAGCCTCTACTGCCGCTGAGTACGTTCAATCTAACGTGGGTAAGAAGGCCTACAGCAAGCTCCCAGAGGCTAAGGCTGCCTCTTATAAAGAGGGAGGTAAGTCAACGGTAAACGAGGCAGGCAATTACACCAAGCCAGAATTACGCAAGCGTATTTTTAACAATGTAAAATCTCAAGCTACGGCTGGGACTGGTGCTGGGGAGTGGTCTGCTCGAAAAGCGCAAGTTGTAGCAAAACGTTATAAAGACGCAGGTGGTGGTTATCGTGATTAAAAAGCCACAACAATCACTGAAGGCTTGGGGCGACCAAAATTGGACGACCAAGAGTGGTAAAAAATCCTCTGAAACTGGTGAGCGATACCTTCCAGAGTCTGCAATCAAAAGTTTGAGCCCTGCTGAGTATGCTTCAACGACCAAAGCAAAAAGAGCAGGCAAGGCCGCAGGGAAGCAATTTGTAGCGCAACCCAAAAAGATTGCGCAGAAAACAGCCAAATACAGGTTTTGACTATGCCAAAAAATAATGCATCAATAGCTAAATCTTTAAAAAAATCTGGGTTTTATGATGCTGGCAAAAAGAAACCAGATCGGCTGAGTATTATTAATAACGTAACAACTAAACCTCAACGGTTAGAGATGGTTGATAAATTATTTCTAGAAAAAAAGTTAAAAAGTGGTGGTGTGTCTCTTGCTGTTGGCCGTGGCGAGAAGATGCCCGTTGAGCGTGGCGCTGGGTTAACGCAAAAAGGCCGCGAGAAGTATAACCGCGAGACTGGATCTGAGCTCAAGGCTCCGCAGCCAGAGGGTGGGAAGCGCCGAGACTCATTCTGCGCGAGAATGGGTGCAGTAGCAGAAAAGAGTGAAAAAGGTAGTAGGTCCCGAGCTTCGATGAAGCGTTGGAATTGCCCCGGTTGGTAAGGAGAATATTATGCCAAGATCAGCAGCAGATGCATTTGCAGAATTAAACTCGGAAATAGAAGGTGGTGCAGTTAATGTTGCTCCACAAGGTGAATTTTCTGAAGAAGAAAAACAAAGATTTAGACAAATGCGAACATCGGGTAAGCGAACAAAGTTAAAAGATATGAACCCGTTGGACAGAGAGCAATTTGAAAAAGATCGGCTTATGTTGGAACAAATTGGTAAGAAAAAAGGTGGCGCTATTTCTACAAGTAAGATTAGCACTGCAAGTAAGAACAAAAATCAATGTAACTGGTAATCAAGGCTCATATGGCTAAAGTTAAAAAGATGGCTGATGGTGGATTGACCGACATGGGCCCAGACATGAGCGCTAATGCTGCTACGGGTATCGATAAGATATCTGAGGGTGCGCAGGCGCTTGGCTCGTCTCTCAACCAGATCAACCAGGCTGTGGGAACGTCTACGCCGGGCTTTCAGGCCATGACCACCTTATCCCCGTCCCCTGCCGGTAGCTTAGGCCGTCAGCTCGGGTACAAGAAGGGCGGTAGCATCAAATCAAAGGCAAGCACGGGCGAGTCTCGCTCGAAAAAATCACCTGGATGGTAAGGGGTTGTTATGTCATATTCTGGGTCAGTTGGCACTACAGTCATTAATGTCCAGACGTTAATTGATCATGGCGCCCGTCGCTGTGGGAAATTAGCGGAGGAGTTGACCTCTGAGCAGTTATTGTCAGCGCGACAGTCACTGTTCTTTGCCCTTTCGCACATAGCGAACTTAGGCATTCAGTACTGGGCAATTAATAAGAAGGTTATCGGCCTCAACGCCGATCAGTACATCTACGAGATGCCTCTCGGTACAGTTGATGTGCTCAACGTCCTCTACCGGCAGATGAGCCGCCCTGTTGGTAGCTACTCAAGTTCTGCCGGCGGCGTGGTAGCAAACGTGGCTGATAGTGATATTGACACCTTCTGTCAGCAAAATTCCGCTAATGGCAACATTCAGGTGGACTATGGAACTGATAATCCTATTTATGCTGGCAGTATTGGGATTCTTCCTTATGTTGCTGGTGGCGGTTCTGCTACTTGGTCCGTTATTTTTGAGTACTCCACTGATGGAGCTACTTGGAGCACTCTTGATGACCTTGGGTCTGTTGTAGTCAAAGATAATCAATGGATTTGGACTGACGTTGATCCTGGCCAGACCGTTGAATATTACCGTGTACGTGTTTATGGCGGCGCGACGCTGGCATTGCGTGAGTTTTATGTAGGTAATAACTCGCTTGAGGTCCAGATGTCCCGTCTCAACAGGGACGATTACACGAACCTGCCAAACAAGAACTTTACTGCCAATCAACCGTACCAATTTTGGTTCAATCGGACGATCCCGCAGCCAGGTCTTTACTTGTGGCCCGTTCCTAGCGACCCGTTTATTCAGATGACGACGTGGTACTCGCGTCAGATTATGGACGTTGGCGCCTTGACAGACGAGCTTGAAGTGCCGCAGCGGTGGTATGAGGCGGTTATTTTTATGCTGGCGCATCGGATGTCGCTAGAGCTGCCTGCGGTGTCGGATAACCGCATTACGTACCTTGAGAGAATGGCTGAGAAGTACTTCTTTGAGGCAGAGCAGGAAGAGCGAGACAAGTCGCCGATTTATCTTTCAGCAAATCTTTCGGTATATACCGCCTAATGCCAATATTCTTAGACACAACTGGCCTGACAAGTCTTGCAATCGGTATCTGTGACCGGTGCAAGATGAAGCGCACGTTTGTCTCATTGCAGTCGGACCCGAACTTCCCTGGTCTGCGCGTATGCGACCAGGGTTGTAAGGATCAGTTCGATCCGTATAGACTACCTGCTAGGAAGACGGAGCGCATTAATTTGAGATTTCCTCGCCCAGATACGAGCGTTGCGGTACAGCCAAACGCTATTGTGACTGGGACGAATGGTGACTTTGATTTATCGACGAACCAAAACACGCAGACCCCAGAAAATAATGGGAATCTTGACATCATTTCCCCGAGCGAATAATGGCACAAGTTACGATTACCCAATTGCCGGCAGCGCAGGCGCTAACAGGCACTGAATCGGTTCCAATTAGTCAGAATGGCCAGACGGTCCAGACGACGACGGGGGCGATTGCGAACTCGCCTACCCAGCAGCAGACGTTTCTTACGGTAACTAATCAGCCTACGCTGCCTAATTCAAGGCAGCTACAGGGATCAACCGGTGTTGGCTTAGTTGACACGGGCGCTCTTGGTACTTTGGCTGTTACGTTGAACGGCGTATCAGGCAGCCTAGAGACCTGCGCTGATGGGATGATCTCAAAGTCCAGCGGGGCAGTCGTTGGCCGCACAATCACCGGGAGTGTTACTGGGGTGGCGGTTACTAACGGCACTGGCGCAGGCGGTAACCCTGTAATCAGCCTAGATGGCACCGTAGGGACGATTAACGGCCTCTCTGGTACTGGGATCATGGGATTGGTCGGCGGCGCCTCTGTGACCGCCCTAGAGATCCT